ATATATGTTATATTAAAAAGGTCTGAAAAGTTTAGATTTATTTTTATTTATTTTTCTTTATTTCCCAACACTTTATAATACTGAATCTTTATATAAGCAATATTACTGTTTGTTTATTTTTTAGTATTTATTTAACATATTCACTCTATCTATCTAAGGTTTACTGGGTCCAAATAATAGATAGTTCAACTAAAGGAACTTCTAAATGTGGTTTATCAAGGTTTTTGAAAGATATTATCCCAGTTTCTGCTTCTTTATTATATACTCTAAGATATACCATTTCCTCATATTTCCAAAACACTAAACAACCTTCAAATAGCTTGGAATCTGGTCTTGTTGTTTTATCTGCAGCTCTTGTTGCTTCATCTGCATGTTCGGGTCTTGCGCGGCTTGCTGCGCAGCCTGTTGTTGCGCCATCTGCTGGTTCTTCTGAGTAAGCTGTTGACCTGCCATAGCCATCAGGCGGGATAACTCCATCTCCACACCTTCTGGTAACGGAGCACCCGGTGGCGGTAGTGGCGCCCCAATTTCTGCTTCAATCTTAGAGCGGTAGCTGAACGCTAAGTGTTCTGCCATATGCGCTTGCAACGCCGCCATGATTTTCTGGGCGTGGGGGTTCTGGCCAACCATCTGCATCATCATCGGGTCTTGCATCATAGAGGTATGTACTGCGATATGAGCTTCGTGGTCTTGGTATATAAACGCTTTCATTGGTGACCCGTTTAACGCATCCATGTTCTCAGACACTGGGTCCTTAGGTATGGCGTCTTCCTCGAGCGGGATGATTTTATCCGCGTCTTTTATGCCTATAACGTCAAGCATCTGACGGTGCAGTTGTGGCAAGTTGTATATTTCAGGTGCTTGTGAGGACATCTGTAGGGCAGTTTGGTACTGAACTACACGTTGTGCCATGGTAGTGCTGTTAGGGTCGGATACAGGCAATATATCAACTATATTATAGTCGTCGCTAGTAGCGTAAAACTGCCCCGTATCAGGGCTATATTCGAGCTCCACGGGGGCTTCTTTAGCGATAATACTCTTTAAAAGCTTAAATTCTTGCTTCATCGCGTAATGCACACGGCTCTGTACCGCTGCCATAGGTTTCAAAATACGCTCGATAATCGCCAAAGTGGTCCCAACCGGCGCATTCGCTGACATATCAGAGATATTCATGTCAGAAATCGCACCCATACGGCGCCCTTCTTGTGTAATACTCCCTAATAAGTTAAACAGCGTCTGAGATGGCTCTTTATAAGGCATCATCATAATGTTATCGCGGATTGTACCCATGCCCACGTCTACATCTTTAAATTCACCCGGCTCTAATGGTCTATCGTCGCTAGATATACGCATGCCACGCGTTTTAAACCCGCCTTGGAGGTTAGATAGCGTCCCACTGTCAACTAATTGACGGATTATTGACGTTCCTGCCTTAGCAAAGCCGCCAACCAAGTGAATTAGCCCTAGTCCGTAGAACCCAAACCCCGGTACGTAGCAGTAATGGACAAAATGTTGACGTTTTAACTTAAGCGCATCACCTTCCCGCCAGTTTCTGCGGATACTTAGTACCTGATGGCTACTTCTGTCTATTGTTATTACGAACGGGCAAGCTATACCGTCGTCACAGTCAGGCAAACCTTCGATTAGCATGTGGGCATGCACTTCATAGAGACAATGACGGTCGTCGTTAGTGAGCTCGTACCCGCCTTCCTGTGCTTTTTTCTCCTCGATGTCGGAGTGGTAAGGTTCTGGGTCGTCTAGTTCTACATCTAGGTAGAATCCTACAGCTTGTAGTTTGGCTACTTCTGTCTTGGTTTTGCGCATCACATGAGTAACGCGCTCACACAGCTCGATAGTTGAAGCGCCATAAGGCACGATAACATCTTCTGCTGGGATATATGAGGCGACCTGCCTACCTAACGGCGGGTCTTGGTAGATTTTCTTAAACGCAGAGCCCGCTAGTCCCAGTGCAAACAGCATGCGCTCGTGCTCGGGGCGATACTCCGCCATGTCCTCGGTCAGCTTGTAATTCATGTCCGTGCGAACACGCTCCGCTGCCACTGTTTTTTCCTTCGTCTCTTCGCCAATTATTCTTGTTTTTACTGGGCCGGCCGGCGGGAAAGTCTCAGACATAGTTTCCGCTTGGAATCGTACTGCAGCTTCGCCTAGGACTGTAGAGTGTACGCCACATGCACCTTCCCACGGCTCGGTACGGTCCTCGTATTTGAACCCAAGTATATCGAGACCCTTGACATATGTATCCGCCCATTCTTCGCGGCTACTCATATCCGACTCAATATCACCGCACAGCTCTTTAGCGATGAGTGACAGGTCCGCCTCGTCCATATACTCTGCGAGGTTAGCCCCAAACGGTGCCGCCGCTAAATCAGAGTATTCTTCCTCGTCGCCAAGTGTAATCTCTAGCGAGCCATCATCTAACTCTATTGTTGCGCTAGCGTCTGCATCGAGCATAAGGTCAATGTCCACCATAGTTTCTGGCTCGTCCTCTAGCATCTCGCCTTCTGGTGCTTCATATAAACTTTTATCAATAGCCATTATCTTGTCCTGTATTAGTAGTACCCACCACGTTTGCTCTTAAAATACTTCTCTTCATCCGGCTCGTCACTGGGGAGTCTTATGAACCCACCACTGCGGAACCGCATCAAAGCCATAACGCAAGAATCCACGAGGTCGTCGTTAGGTGCCGCGGGGAATGCCGCCACTTCGTCTACTAGCTCCTCCGCCCACCGTGTCTCCGGCACCCACACCATACCAGACCTGATAATATCCGCCACAGAATTTAGTCGGGCCATCTTATCGCCAGTCCCCCGATGCGGGGTAAACTCTTGCACCGGGATGCCGGTACGTCTCATTTCTTGGTACAGCGCCACCCCTGATGATTTTTTCTCCACGATGAAACAGTCCGGTTCCCAGAACTGCCACTCGGTATATGCCCTATCTTTTAGCTCCGGAAATTCATAGCGCTCTTTAATACTGTTTAGCAGGATAATCTCATAGCGAGACTCCTCCTCGTTGAGGAATACTCCCCACGTAGTGAGCGCACTAAAGTCGGCACGGTTGTTAGTTTCTGCCGCACTATCCAGCGACATGATGAGGTATTCACACGGGGGTGGGTTCTCTTTTTTCCATACCCTCCACCACTCACGTTTTACTATCGCGCCTTCTTCTGAGGTGGGGTCTTGTTGGTACTGTGCGTTCCACTGGAACGTAGGCATGCCTTCTTTAATCTGTTTAAGTGCGTCTAAATCGAAGAACTCAGGCCACAGTGCTTTCTCGTTCTTTTCACCTTCGTTAAGTATCGCGGGAAACTCAATGACTTCATACTGGTCCGTCTTAGGATTCATCTGCATGTCTTTAACAACCCGCCCCGTTAGGTCGTCGAGGCTCCAGCGAGTTTGTACTATAGCTATGCGCCCGCCGGGCATTAGTCGCGTTCTGGCGCCGTAGGCAAACCACGAATACGCTTTCTCAAACACGTCGTAGTTACCGTTAAGGATGTCTTGCTCGGAGTGCGGGTCATCGATAAGCAAAAGGTCAGCACCACGGCCCGCGAGTTTAGCGCCTATACCACACGCGAAGAAAACGCCGCCCATGCTAGTCGTCCATCTACCTGCTGACTTGTTATCCTTCGATAAACTGACACCGGGGAAAACTCTTTGGAAATCTGCACTGCTTATCAGGTCACGGACCTTACGACCAAAGTCTACCGCTAAGTCTGCAGTGTGGGATACAAGCATAACTTGTGCGCTAGGATTCCTACCAAGGAACCACGCAGGGTACATCGTAGAAACTAAGTGGGACTTACCGTGCCTCGGCGCTATGTTGACGCACAGACGAGTAACTTCGCCTGACTCTATTTTCTGTAATTTGTTAGAGAGTATCTTGTGGTGTTTGCCGGTAATGTATTTACCGTCCATGTGTATGGTGAAGTCTAGCAGGTCGTTGTGACACCGCTCGACATACTGGCGTTCCTCTAGCTCTTCGGCTAGTTTATATATCTCAGCAACTTCTGTATCAGAGAAGTTGTCTAAGTTTTGCAGCATTACATTAATGTCCTCGGGTGAGAACGAAGCTAATGTATTATTGCTCGGGGTCATCAGGCACCTCTTCGTACTCGCCCTCTACAACGTCGGGTAGTGGCACATCCGAGAAATCTAGGTCTGGGTCGTCCGCAGTTACCTTAGCTTCTAGCTGCTTGGAGAATGTGCTGGTTTTCAGAGGTTTTGGGTTGATGAGTTTTTCTAGCTTGGTACGCAGTTTGTCTTTTAGCTCGTCGCTTGTCTGGTGAGTTACCGTGACTTCCGTCTTGTCTGAGAACAGCCCTACGTCTGATATTTTACCTAACAGCTCAAGTGCCTTTAGTCTTACTCGAGGGTCAGCATTCTCAGCTTCAGCAATTAGCTTGGTTGTGACCATGTGCCTTATCTGCTGCGCGTCTTCCACGACTTTATGTCCGTACTCGTCTAATAGGCCTCTGGCGTAGATTATTGCTTGTGGGGTTTCTCGAGCTAGTTTTTTGGTGTCTACTCTAGTGGAAGTCTCTTTTTTGCCGGCGGCATACTCTGAGAACATTACAGCAGCTTTTTCTTTGTCCGCTATCGAGGGCTGTGGGTATTCTGCACCGTGCTCCCGCAGGAACACTGACGTCGCGCATGCGGCTTCAACACTGCTTTTTAGGTCAGCGTACGTATACGGTGTGGGTAAAGGCACACCTAGTTCTAGGGGTACGTTAATAGGTTCAGTCATGTTCTTCCGGTATATGCAGGTGAAAAATCACCGATGTGCGCTTTATAACGTATTTTGACACAGCATGCAATAAAAAACCCCGCCGGTTAGAGCGGGGCTAAACACTTCAGACCTACGTATGGGACGATTAAAACCCACGGATTAATAATAAGTAAACTTTTAGAATTTTGCAAAATATTTTTTTATTTTGGCAACGAGGCGATTTG